TAGTAAATCCATAAATGTAGCAAGCTCCAGTAAGTCTAAAAATAGCAGCAGGAGCAATTAAATCATTAATAGGATTGGGAACAAACTTTGGTTTGATCTTAGTCTTTCTAAGGTCAGTAGAAACAATAGATGTTCCTTTAGGTAATATTACTCCCCCATCTGCACTATTAAATGCATATAATATGTTTGATGGGTCATCTAAATCAAAATTTGAAGAAATATTTAATTCAGATATGGTTCTTGAAGAATTATTTGCGTCTCTAAGAATCTGATTTTGATCTACATAAAATCCAGGTCTATTATCAATAAAGTGAGTGCCAGGAGAGATTAAAATTGTAGTTTGATCAAATAAATCATTATTGGGTCCAGGAATATATGAAAATCTTGCTGCTTCAATTAAAGCTCTTTGGATAGTTTTAAACGGTCTAATTCTAGAGTTTCCTCTATTTTCAATAGAATCTGAGGCATCTAATTCATTAGGATCTACATACAAAGTATTTCCATTTAAATTCTTCAAAAAATTCTCTAGTCTCGCTAAAGGCATTGTAGAGTATCCTGCTATTTTTCTTCTGTCTTATTTATCAATAAATACTGTTATCTAGATTTTGTAATTTATGGCAATTAGCACTAGTACTGAAGCATTGATATCGTTATATCAACAAAAAGTAGAATCTGATACAGAGCAAATACAACAAGTAATATACACAGAAAACGGATTTACAACTACACTGTCCAATGGAGAAGAGTTTAAGTTATATGGAGTGCAAGAAACATTAGACTATTTTGATGCTCCAATTAAAAAAATAGATAATAAAATAGTTGAAATAAATGCAAAAATTGTAGGACTTCAAAATACTATCTTAGATGTTGGACAATCTGCTAATGATTGTGGTTGTGGAGGAGCTACAGGATTTAATACTTCAGGAACATTTCCATTTACTTATACTCCATTCTTTCTAGGTATTAATACGATCACTGTATATGCAGATACTATTCCATACAGAGGATATTCATACACATCTCCAAATCCATTTTCAGAAATTAATGGAAATTTAACATCTGTAAATGTAGGAATAGGAACTGAAGATTTGGTCGGACAATCTTCTCTTGGGGTCTATTATGGAAATGTTGGAATTGCAAGAACAACTCTTCCAATTTGTCCTGGAGTAACTGATTGTACTGGATACGCAACCTCAATAACAAATCTAACTTCTCAAATAACACCTCTTCAAACTGAAAGAAATGATTTAATCACAAAAGTAAATTATTTGAAAAAGGAAAGGTCAAGATTTGAAATTAGAAAATATGGGTTTGATAGACAAAAAGAAGAATTAAATGCAGAGATTGCAACTAGCAATACTATTATAAGTTTCTTCCAAGACCCTGCTAATGAAGAATGGTTATAAAAACCCTACAGGCAATTTTTTCCTGGAGATTTTTCGAGGGTATTTTTGGAATTAAAAGTCAATTTTGAAATAGGAGTGGGGAGACTTGAACTCCCACGAGCATACGCTCAACAGATTTTAAGTCTGGTGTGTCTACCGATTCCACCACACTCCCAAGAAGGAAGAGAAAAATCTCTCCCTAGCACTTCCTTCACACCTCAATACTATACTAGAAACTCAACTCCTTGTCAACCATCATAAGCAAGTTCACCCTTAAGTTCAGCAATCTTAGCAGTTGCAAAGCACTCAACACAAGTCCAAAAAGTTTCGCCACTCACCATATTTTCTTCACAGAAATGAGAGGCAACATCTTCAAGAATGCCATTGAGTTCATCAAGTTGGGTGCGATCAATCTGCATGGTAGGTACTGGTCTTGCTTACCCTACCATCATAGCATCAAGGGCAGCACTCTGCCAACTTAGTGGACAGTTCCTTAACTGTCCCTGTCAAATCCTCAATTTGCTTTTGTTGTTCTTTGATTGCTTCCACTAATAGTGCTGTTACATTTTTATAGTGGAGAATTTTAAATCCCTCAGAATCCTCTTGAACAAGATCTGGAACAATTTTTTCAACTTCCTGAGCTATCATCCCAATTTCATGTCTTTCAATATCTACTCTGTCGTATTCTACGCCCTGTAAATTTAGAACTTTTTCTAGGCAATTTTGAAGTGGTTTAATATTTGTTTTTACTTTTATATCTGATACTGTTTCTACTGGAACTCCATTTTTAAATAATCCTCCAATAACATCAAGTTTCCCAAAATACTTACCAAAAGGAGATGCAGCATTCCAATTTGGGCTTGCTTCAAACTTTTTGATAATGGCATCTGCTTTAATTCCAAGGTCTCCTTTCAGTCCAAAAGAAGTGCTAGTGCCAAACTTTAAATGTGATCCAAAAGCATTAGATAACCCAAATGCATTATGTGTTCCAATTTGATTAGTCAATCCATTGAGTTGATTAATTCCTGTTGTTTGTAGTGCAAAAGGTCTAATTGGATCAAGACTTTGCCAAATATCAACAGAAGCTAAAGGAGGAGCTGCTGCTAATCCAACTTGAATTCCTTCTGTTTCTATAGTATTAATAATTGCCATAATTAACAACCAGCATCAGGTAAAATAGTTTCTATAATTTTTTCTACTAGTTCATTAAGACTAGTTGGAATTAATTTAGATCTAGGTTCTATAATAGTAACACCACCAGTACCTCTAATGTATGTAGGACCTTTACTTGAAAGTATCAGTTTATTTTTAGCACCAATGGCAACATTAGCAGCACATATTCTTACTGTATCTGCTGCTTCTATCTCAATGTTATTAGAAGATCTAAAGACTAAAGTTTGATCACTAGCAGAAGATTCAAACCTAATAACTCTTGCTGCTAATGTAAGTTCTCCACCTCTGGCATCAATTCTAATATTATTTCCTTGTATATTTAATCCATCTTTAGCATTACTATTAATATTATCAGATTCTCTTGCTGTAGGATTACTAGTTAACTCAAATCCACCATCATCAAATAATTTTAAATGACCATTTGATGCTGAATGAAGTTCTACTTGTCTTGGTCTTCTTACTTTTGCTCCTCCTTTGTCGGATCCAATGAATAAAGATCCAAATCTAGAATCATTAAATACATATCCTGGTTGTGGTTCACTCATGGTTTTCTGCACAAAGAATTACTTGTTCAACTTTTTGTCTATCAGTTTCTATAGACACAGGTTTTATAGGTCTAAACTCTAAAATTGGAAGTAAAGTAGCACCAAAACCATCCTCAGTATTTATTGTCAATTCTGGATATACTCTGATTGCAGTTCCAGGATTTACTATGTTTACTCCTATTATTCTTCCATCAGGATCTGTTTTGGGATAAATTTCTACATCAGTATTACAAATTGAATTTATAATTTTATCTGTAGTTTTGTAAGAAATTCCAGTGTTTAAAATTACAACATCTTTAATGAATGCTACAACTTCATTTCCATTTTCATCAACTGGATTTACATCACAAGGATCCACTTCAATCCCATCAGATCCAGTAGCAGTTCCACCAGTTCCAGTAGAAACACTATCTGGTCCAATATATCCAGATCCTGGATATGTCATTACTATTCTACTAATTGAACCATTTGAATCTACTGTAGCATATGCTCTTGCTCCAACTCCATTGTCACAATTATCATCTATAGAAATATAAGGTGCTGATGTATACCCAAAGCCTGGATCTAAAATATTAACTCCAAGAATTTGTCCAAAAGTATCTACAATAACACTTCCTGAAGCACCAGATCCCCCTCCTCCAAATATAGTAACTTTAGGGAATCCACAATCAAGAATAGAAGCATCACAACCACCAACAATACTTAATCCAAAACCTAAACCAGAATTAAACTGTTCAATTGCTTCTGTGGTATCTCCTTCACCTACTCCAACAGAACCTAACCAAGTTTTAACTTGAGATGATCCATCATCAAATAAATTTCTAACTCCTTGAGCAGGACTATAATTTAAAATTTTGGCAACGTTAACATCACCTTTTGGAACATATCCCTTATTCATCTCATAATCAAAAACTTCTTGACACTCTGCATTTTCACAAGTTAAGAATGATAAAGCTAATCTTGCATACCCTATTGCGTTTCCAATATATGAAGCAATTGTTCCAATCCCTTCTCCAAGAACTGAAGTAACTTCAGCTAATGCTGGGCCTATATTTTTTCCAATCTCATTAGCAAGAGATTGCATAATACTTCCAATGAAACTTTCTACTGCACAAAGTGGAATGGATACCACCTTTCCAATCATTCCAAACAAAAAATCAAACACAAATTTAAATAATTTTTTAAGAATATTTTGAAAAAGGCACCAAATTCCATCTACTATTTTATCAGTAGCTATTTTTTTAATTAATATTAAATCTTTAGGAAGGAATCCTTCTATAATACCCTTCAACTTATCATATATTTCTGAAATAATAGTGTCTCTTACTATTTTAATGTACTGAGAAATACCATCAGAAACTGCTGTTGCTATTTCAAAAATTAAAGATGGAATGTCTTGAATGTAATTTAGAACTGGATTAATATAGGTGTCTGCAATATTAGTAACAGTGTTTAGTATCTTTACAAATTTTCTTAAGGCTTGTGCTATTTTTCCAAAGACATCTTCACTACTTTTACATGAAGGAACTATGGTTACTACTTGGTTTTCATTAGATGCTGCTGTTTTTTGTCTTTGAGTTTCTTTATTTTTGCCATCTTTATCTGTGATAGTTCCATCTGCATTTGGAATAGTCCCACTATCACCTGGAGGTTTTCCAGTTTCTGCTACAACATTACTTTGATTAACTTGAGATCCTGGTTCTGCTTTAAATGGATTAAATCCATTAGTACCTACATTCCAAGAATTTGGATGGGTAATAGTTGCTCCAGAAAAAAGAGCACCTATTACAACTGGTTGTTGACCATCTTCACCATCTGCAAAAAATCCAATTACAGTTTCTGATCCTCTTGGATTAAAACTCACCCCAGTACCACCTTCGCCAGCACCCATGTTTAGTGGAACTAGCACATGAGCCCAAGGAAGATCTTCATCCTTCACTACACTAGCAGCATCAGGATGATGTCCAATAATTCTAACCTTTACCTTATAACCATTTTCCGTGTTTTTAAATTTAGTGACTTGTCCAACAAACCACCTAAAAGAATCTTTACCAATAAAATTTGGATTAACTAAACTTTGTTCTAATAACATCAGAGGTCGTAAATCTTACATTCTGGAGAATTTGGATTGTCATTGCAAAATAATTCAAGAGGGGTCGGATCATAATCATCATTTGGATGACTCATTCTATATCTATTAAGTTCATCCAACTCACTTTCAAGATGCCTTTTTCGTTGAGAATTTATTAGTGGATCTGAAAGTTGTTTAATATCCTGTTCTATGTGATCTTGAATTGATTTGTGTTTCATTTTGCTACCCCATAAGAGTCTCTTAGTAGTTCTAATCCAGTAAGACCTTTTACACCTTCTAATGAATGCTTTAATTTACTTATCAAATATTTTCCAGATTTACTATTATCTTTTAATCCTTTTTTGTCTTTGTCTTTAGTGATAT